GACTTAAAGGTTTCGAGTTTAGTGTTTTCTTTGCTAGAATTCTTAGCAAACACCGCATATTCCGCCTCAGCGTACTCTTGACCCTCAATGTCTAATAGCTCATTGCGATAGTCTGATGTGATGTAAGATGACTTCTTACCACCTCTCCAAGCAAACTTAGAGCAGTCTAGAAGACCCTGCATTTCTTTCTCTTCGTATTTTTCAAACTTACGGAACAGTTCTTCCGTCATTACAGAGGACTGGAATACAGCACGCTCTGTAGCGCCAGAACCATCAGAAGCCATTACTTGTCCTTTACGCTGACGAGTAATACCCACTAAATCTTCCCACTCTTGCTTAATAGCTTGTAGTAGTTGGAACTGTGCGTTAATGTATTGTGATAGCGACATATCAAGAACCTGGTATTGGTTAAATGATACACGCTCGTTGTTCTTGCCTTCTGCAGTAGAATCAATGAATGCAAAACCCATTGCATCTGCATAGTACATAAACTTTTCTTCATCCCAGCCGTGACGCTTAGGAATAGTATTCATTTCAATTAAGGCAATTTTGTCTTTGTTCTTTGCCATAGTAAGCTCCATACGATAATGGAACACATTGTAAAGAATCTGATAAGGCAGACCCATAGATACAATTGAAATGTTATCCGCATGACGGTTAGAATAAAGGCGACCATTGTAAGGAAGTTTACATAAGCTGAGGTTTGTCATTGATGGACGTTGTACCCCAAATGGTTGAATGTTTACAAAAATGCTGCTATCAATACGATAGCCTTCCCATACCTGGTTAACCCAAAACCACTGACACTTTTCTCCGGCATCACGATCAGGCTTATAAGTTTCGTCAACTTCCATTTCTTGCATAAGACCAAACTCGTCAGTGTAGGTCAGAATACCTACTTTACGGAACGACTTCCAAGTAACATGAATTACTTCTACATAGCGATCAGTATCATCCTGCTCGTGTGTAGGGTTTAATGCAGCTCCAAGGTAACCTCCACCCTCTCTTCGTTGAGAAGGTCGCTCTAAGTCATCTATTTGAGCGGGAGTTAATACATCATAAAATGAATCTACAACTGCATTAGCAGTCATAATTTTACGACGTACAACCCAATCTCCGTCTTCAATAAAGTCAGTGTCTGGAGATTTTTGATAGTCTATATCTAAAGGCGAAATAACTTCAAACTCAACTTCGTCCATACATACATCTTTGTAAGAGTACACATGCCCTGTAATAAGCCAGTCAAAGAAAGCCTTTTGGAATTTATCGTCTAGATCTAAGAAGTCACGCAAATAATTTATAGACTGCTGACCAATAATAGCTCTAGAGTCTTTATAATTTGAATGAATAAACTCTTCTACCTCTGCAGGTGTAGGAGTTTCTTGAGACTCCATGCCTGTATCTACACCTTGAGCATTTAGTTCATTAATAAACATTTGCTGCAAAGACTGCAACACTTGCTTATGAATTTCTTCTGCCTTACGAGAGTGTGTATCAGCATTACGTACAACTACTTGATAGTTAGCTGGACGCTTAGCTTTCTCTCCCATTAGGAGATCTACTACAGGCTTAATGATATTATAGTTACGAAGCTTTGCAGGGAAGTTTCTTTTCTTCCATGCTTCAGAGTTATACGGGTTAGTAACATAGTTGTACTTGCTCTCGTCCAACTCACCGTTGTAAATTTCATACAAATCTACCATACCAGACTTGTCTGAAGAGGAAAACGAGGACTCCGCAATGTAAGCTTGTACACACTTCTCACCCCATTCCTGGGTCTTCTGTGAAGTAGGTAGTTTTTGTTTCGGAATTAACGGCATCAGTTAAAGGTTTACGTAAACAATTCACGATTAAAAAATGATTGGCTGCTGGAGCTGCTTTCTTCATCTGCTTTTTCAACAGTTCTGTTGAACATAGCAATTAGATTAAACATACCAACTAGTAATGCTGAAACCCTATCGAAGTTGCCTCTCCGGTTATACTTAATAAGTTCGTCTAGTAATGCTAAGTCGTAAATATAATGCAAATTTAGCTTTTTTTCACCAGACTCCGAAACTCCTCGGGGAGTTCTAAGCCAATCTCGTAAGTATATCTCTGCCTGACCCTTACGTTCTTTAGAACCCATTGAAGTCCCATATGTACGTCCAAGCTTGCGTATACTGACTCCATCGCTTTTACTAAATATTTCTGGTTCAGGCAATAGCCACTTTATTTTTTTTGTTCTTTTAGCATAAGGCACTACTTCACCTCGGTCATTTTCAAAACCAATACGTGCGTTGTAATACTCTGCTAGTAAAAACAAATTATAGTTGTACTCATCCTGCGTCTGAGGTCTACCAACATATGTTGCTACAATCATGTCATCCGGCTTTGATATAGGGTTGACACGTTTAATAACATAAGCAGACCCAAGAGACTTACCACTACCTCCATCTTGTGCATAGGGGTCATGGGCAATAATATACAAGCTATCAGGAATTTCTCCTGAAGCATCTCTATATGGAGTTTGATACATTACAATACATCCCTCTACATTAGAGCCTTTGTCGTGCGGAAACTTAATTACGGGTATTGCATTTTCATTAGGCTTGAACTTAACACCTGAAGGCGTCTCATGCATATATCCGTTTACACCGATGTTTTTAAAAACCCCAGTACGCATAATATTGTTACGGTGCTCAGCTAAAGAAGCAGTAGGAAAAACATTCCCAGCTTTTTGAAGAAAAGCTTCTTTAGGATTAAAAGGGTATTCCGTAACGTGCTTATCAATAACTCCTGCATCTTTACTTGTGCGTTTAATATTCTCACGCTTAGCTTCTTCGGCAAGTCTAGCATCCGACTCTAGCGAATTACCAAACTTATCCATAAAACCTACCTTGTTCTTGTAATCAGGAAAGAAGAATCCACAGGAAGTTCCTTGTGCTCCTTCATCCCAAATGTTATCAAAGGCATAGAGATTGTATGTATCAGGATTGTAGAACATACTCTCGAAATCGATAGTACCTCCTTCCATATCCCCACCCGTACCAAACAAAATCATTTGACCCGTTGTAATACCACCATCTTCAACAGTTGGCTTTGTCGCCATAAACGAATCTTTGAGGTTATCAAACGCTCCACACTCTTCAAAAATCACAAGTGTAGCATCCTTACCCCTTGCAGCATCCGGGTTATCCTTAAATGTAATAGCTTCTACCTCAGACTTGTAGCCACGTTCTACAGGCTGTCCATTTATATATTCGTAAAAGCTAGCGCGTTTATGGTTTTGCTTATCAACTGCTTGACGTCTTTTTGACCAGGCTGTATGCTCGTTAAGAAAGTTCATGTGATCAACCGTCATGGTCATAATACCTTTTGGATATAGGTATTTCTTGTCATGAGCACAGAGCAACGTGTAGCTGCTCTTCATTGTGTTGTATGTGTTAGCAGCAATAGCGCTGTTCTTGTAGGAAAACCCTTTACGACGCGCTTTACCTACAATAAGATGTCTACCTTCGGCACGTGCGGCGTCTAATGCTGTAAAGAATTCAAAATCTCCATCCCAAAAGTCTGGAAAGCTAACAATCTTAGTAGCATTTTTAGTAACCTTCTCATTGCCTAGACGTGTAAGCTTGATCTGGCAGAAATTAAGGTAGAAATAGTGATGACCGGTAACATGTACCCCTGCAACAGTGTAACCTTCTCTACATCTGCGCAATTGTTCTGACCAATATTCGTAATAGCCTACAGATCCGGGAGTTTCTGCGCAGTAATACCCATGCTTCATGTAGTGCATGGCTTCACGTCTAAACTCTTCTGTGTTTACAAACATATTACCACTTTCCTAATGGACATTCAGCAGCAGCTGCCAATGCTTTAGCTGATAATATACACCCGCATCCTTTAGTAGGCGCATGTGTTTCTACATGATTGCCCGCTTTGTTAGGATCACAGCGATTACCGCTACGAATTGGACAGCGATCGCAAATCTGCAAACGCTCGTCAGCCATTTTTCTAATTAAAGGGTCAACACCTGCAACTTTATCAAGTGCAAGCTTGCTCCATCCATCAATAATTTGTCCTAGCTTTTTCATTACTCTTCGAATATACCTTTAGTACCACCACCTTTAATACGTGATTCGTTTGATTGCTCTTTCTTAACCTTTTCTTCTAGGTCAGAAATAGTGTCGATAGCTTTAGGCAGCTTTTCACTGAGATCAATAAGCTGTGTGACACTTTTTACCACACTGCCGATGTCCACAGGATCCTCCGCATCTTGATCCGTGGCATCAGCAAGTGTTTCATCAATGCGTATTCTCAACGCATCAATAACTTTCGCAGAAGACAATAAGCCTTCGCGTATGGCTATAAGCGATTTAATCGCAGGACTATCTAAGAATGAGATGTACTTAGCAATAGCGTCCTTCATTTCAGAGTCTTCCATCCAACCGGGCTCAAGCTCTAAGTCCTTACGAACTCGCGTTTTGCGCTCAGTCTCTGGGTATATAAAATAGGGGCTCTTGTAATCGTAAGCAAAGTAGATATAAGCAAGCTCCTTAAAAGCTGCTCTCTTTTTACGATCACGATCACGAGTTATGATGCGTTTAAACTGTGGTATTACTTTTAACTCCGGATCAATTATCACCTGAAAGTTTTCTTCTCTGAATAATTGCATTCTTATTGTTTAGCATTTTTAATCTACCAGGCTTTACAGTAAATTTTCCTAGGTAAGGCATGCGAACAGTATCAAACTCTCCCCGTTTTATGATCTTCTCAATAAACTGGAACTGAGCTTCGACACATTTCTCTATTTCTTGCATGGTACCTCCAGACTCTTTTGCTATCTCTCGGTATATCTCCTGCTTAACTTCATTCCTCTTGCCCATCCTTACTACTTATAAAAAACCTTAGTATCCACTCGTTCTCTTCGTCTAATTCTATCTCATGGTTATACATAAGATCTGCTTCATAAAAAGCATTCTCTTGATGCTTTAAAAAATGAAACATCTCTTCTGTCTCATCTATAGTAAACAAATACTCAATTATGTACTCGTCATGTTCTTGCAAATCGTATTTGTATTGTGACATCGTCAGTTATCTCCTTTATGATAGGATGATAGGTATACCGATTTTTCTCATCAGGTATAGGAAGTATAACTCCCTTATCCTTTAGTGCCTTTACAAAATTGTTAAGCACTGCAACTGACTTCATCTCGAGTTCCTCAGCAACGTACTTACGTGCAGAAGGAGTAGCCGCGTTTTGTTTATCGTATCTAATAAACGCAGCGATCACCTCAATCTCACGATCAGTGAGTTTAAGGATACCGTTTACTGCTGTTACATAGTCTCTAACTAAGTTCTTACTATTTGTCGGTATTTGTACCAGCCTGTTCATTATACTTCTTTACCTTCTCTATCTTTCTACTCAAACGCTTAGCAAGTAATTGCCTAACGTTCTTCAACAATATAATTACCGTGGCATTCTCTGCAGACCAATTGTTCTTCTGTAAATAGTAGAATCTATCGATCAACATCTGTACCACTTCCTCGTTCGTAGTTCCAGGGTTAAACTTACCATCTGGCGTTTTCTCCGTAAACTTTATAGTTTGGTAGTGCTCCTCGCTTTTAAAATCATATAGCCGGTACACAAAACCTTCTTTTTCCGTCTGCATATCTATGTTGTTATGTTTTACTTACTTGATATACAAACAAATATATAGAAAATCTATACCTTTTACTTTTTAAAAGCAAGGGCACCTACCTTATATACACTTTTTACGAGTAGTATCCCAGCACAGAGTATTCTTCTACCTGTAAAAGCTCTTGACCCTCTACAAGTACAGGATGCATAATTGCACTTGTCTGCAACAACACCTTCATACCTGCTGAGATGTGTCTACAGTCTGGACCCGCAGCAATAACATCTACAGTACCGTCCCAACTCATACGCTCCTCTTTAATCATAGCGTCAGACTTAAGGATTCCGCCCTCAGTTTTTTCTGCAATCTTTGGCGCCTTGATAAGTAAGGTCGCACCTAATGGAAAATAATTCATTTGTTTTCTAGTATTAATTTGATTTGTTGAATTCGATCTTTCTCGTCCTTCTTAAAGAAGTACTCAGGATTTACAGTGTAGCTACCACGATGATCGCGTGTAATAATCAAGTTCTTCTTGACCAACGTCTGAAACGCTTTCTTCACTGTATTATGTGTGTAGGATATATCCCCACCAGTAGCCCTTTCTATGAGGCTGATAAAATCTTCTCGAATCTTGGTGTTAGATTGCACCACATTTGCACCATCCATACGCTGAATCAAAAACTCTAGCAAATCCCTAGAACTGGCATTCAACCCTGCAAGTAAAAATATGGCACTGTGGTAATGCTTGGTAAACAACGTACCCACCTTTGCATACCCATGTATTGGTCTGTGGATGCCATCAGTTAACGCCCACTCCTTAATGTACGTAATGTTGACTTCCTTCTTCATACCAACTCTACTTCTAAAACTACAATCTCTCCGTCTGACTCTTGCTGTATCTCTACAACAACTCCAGCTTTCTTATTTACAAATACTGTAAGAAACCTTACATCTTCTAAATCCTTTGTAAAGCCTATTGCTTTATACTGTCTATTCCACATAGTTCGTTTTTTTGGCACTTAAAGTGTACCCTACGTACACTACAAGTATACGACAAAATACACTAACTATAAAACACTACCCAAACAATTTGGAATTCCATTTCTTATTCCTTACATTCTTTACAAATCAGACTTAGTGTACTCTCCGTACCCTTTAAGTGTACGCCACGTACACTAACTTTTACCTCATCTCCCACACACTCAACAACTTAACCTCTTTTTCTAGTCTATACGCATTCTGTAGCAATGGCGTTAGCCTACATACACCTACATTAACCGTGGTAAAGGGGGGATGCAAAAAA